TATTAAGAAATACGAGCGTGATGGGTAGGATCGGAAATAGACTGGATGATATTCTTGATATAGCTAATCCTGTTGTGACTCTAGGAGGGATAGCTAATGATGTATTGGATTAATTCGTTATATTTGTCTGTTTTTAAAAATATTTTAGTATGAAAAGATTGTTGTTTTTATTTGCTATGTTATTGACGCCATTCGCTTTGATGGCACAAGAGGTAATCCTATCAGAAGGGCCTATTACTATTGATCTGACTACCTTTACAGGCATCATGGCTTTCGTCACGATGTCAGCTACGCAGTTAGCCAAGGTTGTGCCGTATATTGACACCCATAAGTGGGCTAAAGTCCTATCCGCCGTAGTCATAGGTATGCTGGTTTGTATATTAGCGTGGTTTCTAAAGGTGTCTCCATTGCTTATAGGGAGTGAATGGTGGGAGGCATTGCTGTATGGGGTAGCTGTTGGGTTCAGTAGTGCCGGCTTCTACGATCTGGTGAAAGCTATAGGATCACTGTTTGTAAAAAGGATCTAGCATCTTGTAATTATTTGAGATATGTAAAATTTCAAGATTTTATTATCTATAATATAGGCTATTATATTTTGTAATAATATTAGTATTGCTTATATTTGTGCGCCTACCTACTCATCACGAGCGGATAGGCGCATTTATTAATTTAAAACTTTTAGTAAAGGTATGAAAAGTAATTTGATTTTATCATCAGAGAGTAGGGAATTATTAGGTAGGAACATTTCTGTTATGTCCAAGGACGGGTTTGTATGCATAACGGAAGTTATGGAAGCCTTGAATGAAAAACGTAAATCTATGGGGTTGGAGTCTAGAAGGCTTGATCATTTGTTTGCTACTAATGGATTTCAGGAAAAGATGAAAGCTCTTGTTAGGGAGCTGAGTATTAATGATATATGTACTGTAAGAAATCTTACGGTACAAAACCATGAATTGAAAATCAATAAGATAACCGATCTCAAAAAATACGGAATGGCTTACCGAAGAGGAAAGGGGGAGGGTCAGAAATGGTATGTAAATCCGTATTTTTTTGTTATGGTAGCATTGGAATTGGATCCAGAGATATACGCCAAGGTGATAATATGGTTGCATGATGGATTCATAGAGGACAGGAATGCCGCTGGCGAGGCTTATATCAAGATGAGTTCGGCCGTCGCCAGGTTGGTTAGCGACAAGAGTCAGTTGTCTGATAAGATATCAAGGGTAGCTAAGGCTATTAATTTTATCGTCTTTAACAAGCATGAGAGTGGGATAAGGAATACGGCCACAAAGAATCAGTTAAACGACATAGTAGCTGTAGAGAATGTTATTACCGGCATTATAGATGGAGGCTTTATAGATACTTATGATAAGCTTATAGACTATCTTGGGCATGAATGGAAGAAGAAATGGGGTAATCCTGTTGTGGCTTTAAAATATTAGTATTAAAGAGACTCATCGTTATATAAATGGTGAGTCTCCGTTTTTTTTAGATTATCTTTGTGTCAGAACGAAATTAATTTGATATGGGCAAATATGTAATCAAGAGGAAGATACCTAAATATCAAGAGGCTGGGGAAGTCACCCCTATTATGCCCGGTAATGTTGTTGGTCTTCAGGGTATTGGAGTGGAGCCTTTGGTTTCGTCTACCCAGATAGGATTTGATATTCAGCAGCCTGATATTAATACCATTGATACAAGTGATTTGAGCGCTTTGGTTGACAGTAATAAGAAGGTTGATAAGTCTGGTAGTACGGATGTTTTTGATTTTACCACTATCCCTTACTATGGTGCTGATGATATAGGATCTAGGTTCACTCAGATGGGTCGTGGTATAGGACGTATGAGAAGCGAGGGATATGGCGATTTATCCACCGGGGCTAAAACAGCTAATACGATAACTACCATAGCCTCGGGAATTAGTGGTATCATGGGGTTGGCTCGTAACGTGGTTTCTGGGATAGCGTCAGAGAAAGGTACTCGTACCAATATCAGGTTAGCTCAGGAACGTGAGGCTAGGCAAAGAAGGCAATCCCAAATGCAGTACAAGGATGGCGGGGGCGTTTATCTAGGACCTAATAATAGGTTTGATAGCGGAAGCCTTACCGGTGAGTATCTGTATCCGTTACCTAAGTCGATGGAAGATCAAGCCAACGTGGAGGTCGAGAAGGGCGAGTACGTGGAGCAGCCCGGGGAGGCGCCGATGGAGGCCATGGGGCAGAAGCACGCCGATGGGGGAACGCCTGTTTCTTTGGAGCAGGGTACGAAGGTTATTACCGATGATACCACCATAGAGCCGGACTTCGCCAAATACATTAGGGATACGTATGGGATTAAGGCCACGCCTAAGGACACATACGCTACGTTAATGGATAGGTATAAGGCTAAGATCGGTCTTAAATCGGCTTACGATGACCAGAAGAAGGCGTTAGAGAAGTTGAAGAAGAACGATAAGATAGATGATGAGAATACAAGGCGTTTAAACGCCTCCGTATTATCTAAGGCTATAAATGATAGCAACGATACCGTTAATGGCTTAGAGGGAAGATTTACGGACTTCGCTAATGTCATATACAAGGAGCAGGAAGACCGGAAGATGAAGAAGGATGAGGATACGTATTTCGCTAAGGGTGGTGAGATAGATAACATCATATCCAGATCCATGAAAGAATACGGTCTTACGGAGGAGGATATAGCTGAGGCTAAGAAAGAGCTGCTTAAGAAAGTGGCTGGTATTCGCCAGAAGATGGAGATAGGAGGCACGTCTTTGTTCGGTCGTAAATTAACTTTCCGCCCGATCGAGAATAGGTTCAACAATGATCCTAACTATTTCGGTTATCAGCGCCAAGGAACTGATGGCTCTTATGGAGGTATTAATACGGATGAGAGGTTGAATTATTATAAGACATTCAATCCGGTCGCTTACGATGCTTATATGGGAGCTTCAGAGGGCACTAGGGCTAGGGCGTTGCAAGACGCTATCTACGGTCAGACAAGTAGCTGGATGGGCTTGGCTACGGCTGAGAACCCGATCATCGCCAACGCCGAGGCGCTTCGGGATTACACGACGCTCGTTTCCTTTGGCGGTGAGGATAGTCAAGGTAATTACCCGGAAGACAAGAAAGCCGCATATCATGATAGGATGAGAGACAATAAATTAGGTTTGTTTACCACATCTCGCCCTATGATCGGTCTAGACGTTGTTACAGAGGAACAGCATAAGGCTCTTAACGATGCCGGTATCACCCATTTTAGCCAACTGTTCTCTGATAAGAACAAGGATGTCGTTAATAAGATACTTGGCGAGGATATGCTTAAGATGCAGGCATTGAGATCCATGAAGGGAATGGAAGGTCTTGATTTTATACTTGACCCTCATAAGGTGGCTCCCGGTCCTATGGATATAGGTGATGTGGAGAATCCTGATGTTAAACTGGATATGCCTGAGCTGATTGATCCCAATACACTCCCTAAGACCAACACAAATGCCGGTAAGTCGAACGGCGGCAATGGAGGCAGGAATATAGTAGGTGGTGGTCTTGACTTTCCTGAGGTGTTCAGGATGACTCCGGGAGCCGTGACAACGGAAGGTCTGGAAAGACATTACGCTCCTACCGTGGACCCGGTGTTGAGATCGGCTGATCAGTATATGGTTGAGGCTAATCGTGCTTTCCAATCACAATTGGATCAGATGGGTAATGTCCCGGATTCTCAAAGAGGAGCTTTATCATCTAACCTACAGGCTATCATGAGTTCTAATATAGGTAGGTATATTAACGAGGTAGAGCAGGGCAATGTTGCTCAAAGAACTTGGGCTGATAATGTCAATTCTCAATCATGGGCTAATACGTACGATAAGAATATAGCCCAACGTCAAGCTTACCAGCAACGTATATTGCAGGGATTGGCTATAAATGACGAGAACTGGGCTAGGTATTTCGATAGCGTCAATGATGAGATTCAGCAGAAGTGGAACACGGCTACGACCATGAATACATTAAGATCTATATTTGGGGATGTTAAGATTGGTCCCAATGGCCAGTTGATCGCAGACCCTCAAGGAGATATATTAAGTTACAGGAGATTATATCCTGCTCAGGAAGTAACTAAAGGCAAAAAGGGATAAATAATGGCTTCACAATACAGTATATTAAGGAATTACGGTAAGTACGTATCACCCTACAACATGGATGTCATGATGCAGGGTATGGGATACATGCAGCAGAAGATAGATACCAATCGGCAGGCTATAAATGAGTATGCTGATTATATTATCAATTCTGACATTATAAAACCTCAGGATAGGGAATATCTTCAGAATAGGTTAAATGGATTGATACAGGATGTGAATAACGTGTATCGTAAATCCAATCTAGCTTCTGATGGTATAGCTAGAAGCATACAAGCCCGTCTTGGAGAGGCTTTAGATACCCGTGTATTGAACGCTATCGCCGGTACTAGGGAGTATAGGTCTTTCTCTCAGAAGATCGAAGATATGAAGCTTAATAATCCTAAGCAATATAGTGCCATAAATGAGGCTGTGGCCTTAATGCCGTTTTATGAATGGGTTAATGATGGTCAGGTTGGTACAAGGATGAATCCTATTCATTACACTCCTTATACGGATTACAATGAGGAGATGAATAAGATGATGAAGGATTTCGTCAGTCTTAATAAGGGAAAGAAGTTTTCTGTTCCTGAGGTAGTGGATGGCAAGCCTACTGGTAGGATGAGAGATATTACTGTTGATGAGATGAGTCGATCTCAGATTAGAGCGATAGCCGCTAGATCTATATCCCAGAACGCTAAGGCTCAGATGCAGATAGAGGGTCAGTATTTGGCTGCCACTAATCCCGGTATGTTTAGTGGCATGACTACTGATCAGTTCGTTAATAAATATGTTTCCGGTTTTGACGCTGAGGAGAGCGCACTCTTAGCCAAACTCAAAGGGGCCGAGGCCAGCCCTTCCGCTAAGGCGGCTATTGAGGCGTCACTACAGGAGGTCCGGGAACAGCGCCGTGCGTTAGTGGAGGAGGCTACTTCCTTTATTGGCAATAATATGAATCCGGCTAGAGCGGGGGAGTTTATTGTACGTAATGAATTTCTTGATGGTGTATCCGCTAGATGGTCGTATAACAACTCATCTGAGAACTACATCGCTGATGATTATTACTTTAAGATGAGAGATCTTGATTTCAAGGAGAGAGAGTTCTCGTGGAGGCAGAAATCAAAGGAGATAGATCAGAATCTTAAGCTTAGGGAAGTAATGTCCAAGGAAGCTGGTAATAGCTCTAATATCCCTACAGGTGTTATGATTGAGCTGGAAAAGGTTCAGCCTAATGTTACTCCTGAGAATATATTTGACAATCAATATATTCAGAATGAGAATAATATATCGACAGGTGAGAAGGATTTAATATCATCCATAAATCCTGTTGATCTACGAGGCATAGAGAACGATATACAAAACAATCCTTCTATATATCCTGGTGGTGTTAATAGCGAGAATATTATGGCATGGATCACTAATAATGGCGGTGCGTCAAGTTCTGTATTATCATCAACCCCAAATATGGTGAATAAATACGAGGCTCTTATGGCAGCGAATGATAATAGGAATAGGTATGGTAAGATCATGGATGAGGAAGTTGATTATCTTACAAATGCCTTTGATGTCGCTACGGAAAATATCCTTAATGATGCTGTAAGGGATCAGGACTATGTTACTGGAGGTATTGATACATATACTGACAATGGTATGGTTAATGCGAGGGATGTTGGTAAGAATGGAGCTATTATTGGAGGGAAAGAGTATTCACCAGAAGATGCTTTAAAGGTTTCCGCTATAGCTGGATTGATAAGCGAGAACATCAACTATGCGGATAGATCTATAGCTAATACGGAGCTGATGAGATCTTATATAAATTTGTTAAATAGATATTCAGGAGAAAATTTCACTCTGGAGGATATAAATGATATAGCTAAAACTTATAGTCGTGTAGACAATCCGGTAATGAATAGCGATAATGTCGATATGACTAGTAGGGATAAAATGATCAAGATCTTAGGTAAGAATATGTCTAGAGCTGACGGTCCTACGCTTAGAAGAGAATGGTCTTCATCTAATATAGGTCGTAATATAGCTAAGGCTATTCAGGATTCTAAAATGGTCTATGAAAGAAGATATGACGAGTTTGCTCCAAGATCATGGTCGTTCTCTAATTCTACCAATGCCTCTAAAGAAGATAGGCGTATGCATGCTAAATTAGAGAGTCTGCTTTTGTCAAGAGCTGGTTTCTTGAATAAGGATAAAGATAGCAGACTTAATAATTACATATTGTATGCTCGTCCTACGGATAATCCCAATACATTTGATTTGGTAGCTATGGCTGGCGGAAAAAATATCGCTACGGTTCAAGTTACTAAAGAGGAATTAGATAGTATGGGGTATAGTTTGTACGAAAGGGAAAGGAATGTAAGATCTGAAGATTACGAATCTAAGATCATCCCTGTATCTTTTTCTGCCACGACCAATAGGCCTTATCAGAAATGGGCGCAAGCTAATTCACTTGGCGCTTTCGCTACTATCGAGAATGCGGCTGAGGAGGCTTCTAGGATGGTTGATAAGTACAATATTCAGAACAATGAACTAGCTACATCCGAGCTTAATAAAAGAGCTATTAGGATTATTAATACGGTTTTAAGAAATTACAAATCGTATGATGTTAAAGCCAAGGGCTTTCCTGGAGGTGTTGAGGTTGGCGTCTATTTTCACGGGCAGGCTAGGACCGGGACACCTCTAAAGGTGTTGGAATATAATACTGATTATGCTGATAATATCATGAAGATTATAAATATGTGTCCTCAGATGTATCTTACCCAAGCCGTGGTTGAGGCTATCAATAAAGACGTTATTGTTAAGGGTAGAGATATTAATGAGCAGCACTCTGATCTTAGCAATATTCTTTCGGTGTTGGATAAAGAGACTATGGATAAAATAGATGGAAAAAATGAGCAATAATAATAACGATATAGGGAATGTGATGAAGAGTCAGGGATATTATGTCCCTACTCCATCAATTCCATCTCCCATGCCTTCTAAGGATAATATTTCTTCTATCCCTATACCTGTTGGCATGCGCGGTTCATCGGATATGGATAATGATGTTTTGTCTAGAGAGGGAAGCAGGAGTATTCCATCATTAGTAGAGGGTATAAAAAATTCCGTAGAGACATCTTATCATGATGATGTAAAAGCAAGGAATCCGCTTTTTCAGATGATAAACGAGACGGGTATTCCTAAGGGTAATTATGATATAACTGGAAGTAGGATCAACCTTCGTGATTCAAGGTATAGGCTGTCAACAGGTGAATGGATTCCAAAATACGAGAGTTATATCAATAATGTGGATAATGATGATCGTCTATCGAGAAGTCAAAGTGGTTGGGAGAAAACTTATAGAGGATTAGGTAAGTCTATTTATAAGTCTGCTTTGTATGGAATAGGTGGAGTAGGTCAGTCTGTTTATGGATTAAAGGAGCTTGTTACAAAAGGGACGTTATCAGCTATGTATGATAACAGTTTTGCCAGATGGTTGGATGATATGGATAAGCGTGGTGATTATACGCTTAATCATTATTACAGTAAGGAGGAGCGAGATGCTGGATTTCTTAAAAGTATGTTTACAACCAATTTTTGGACAAATGATCTTTTGTCAGGAGCTGCATTTACGGCTGGAGCCGTTTTGTCATCTTACGCCTTCGCCGGAGCTGGTCTTATGAATGCCGCTCGTATGGGGGCTAGAATAGGTGCTACGATTGCCGGTATGGGGAAGGCTGTTTCTGCTACAAAGACCGGGTTTAATGCTATGCTAAGAGCTGCCCGCATAGGACGAGGCATAGGTAAGGGGCTGGACAACCTGACCTTTATCGGTACGTCAACGCTTTGGGAGGCTTCGGTAGAGTCAAGGAGTGGGTTGATGGAATCTGAGGAAAACTTCAAGCAGGCTTACAGGAATGCCTATGGTAGAGAAGCCTCATATGAGGAACTCATGAAGTTCAGAGCTGATAATGCTGATGCCGCTAACGCTATATTCGCTGCCAATATCGGTATCCTTACGTTATCCAATATAGCTATGTTCGGTGATATGTTTGGCATGGATCTGGGCGTTGATAAGTTCATAAAACGAAATATATTTGGTGTAGGAGCCGAGAGGATGGATAATGGAACATTGAGGATCATAACGCCTAAGAAATGGCAGAAAATAGCCGGGAATACGTTCAATATTATCAAACGTCCGGTATCTGAGGGTCTGTATGAGGAAGGTCTTCAGGGAGTGGCTAGTAAATCCGCCGAGGATTGGGTAGAATCAAGATACAATCCTATGGCTATTCGTCAGAATATAGGCTATATGGAGGCTATAAAGAACGGGTTCAAGGAGACTTACGGATCTAATCAGGGATGGAAGGAAATCGGCATCGGTATGATTATTGGATCGGTTATGGGAGTAAAAACTATTGGTGGTATAAAGGAATGGAGCCAAGACATGTCCCGGAACAAGGGGATGGTGGAGGCTTACAACACCAATGCCGGCGCCTTGACTACCGCCGCTATCCGTGCTATTCGTGGCAGCATGGCCCTGAACGCTCAATTATCAGGCTTGAGTACGGATAATAACGCTGACGATATACCTAATTCTAGAATCGTAGATAAGACTTTTAGTGACGCCGTATTCAACCGTCTTCGTTATGATCAGGAAATGGGGATGTTAGATGATACCAAGGAGAATTTCAAGACAGTCATCGAGTCTATACCTAATAGCGATATAGCCTCTGATATGAATATGACAGATGAGCAGGTAAATGAGTATAAGTCCAATCTTGTTGGCGAGTTCAATAAGAAGGTTGATAATTTTACTATGGCTAGTAGATTTGCCGACTCCCTTACCGATGGTATATCCAATAGATCATTTAACACCTACATCTCTAACATGGCTTATAACGGTCTTGAGGCTAAGGATAATTTGGATGATATCGCTAATCAGTTAGGAAGGATATACAATACGGATATAGGCCCCGCTTTAGATATATATTCTCGTCTTAATCCTGATTCGAGTAGGGATCTTAAGAAACTCAGGAAGCTTACAGATGATATACAGAAGATGGAGAAGAATGTTTTGAAGCTTCAGCAGAGTATCACGTCTAAAGAAGCTCTTGAGTCTGATAAGGTCAAGTTAGCCAAGGAGAATGATAGACTTCTTAAATTGACGGAGGATAGAATTGCTTTGGAGAGGAGATTAGCTACGTTAGTTAACTCAGAGACAGATATATCTAAGCTGTTATTAAACAGGAATGAATCAAGGATCAGTGCCGCCGATCTTATGTCGGCTTATGAGACTATAGTTGGTTTTGAGAATGCTGTATCTATCCGTGGGGTTGATAATTATAAAGAGGCTATGGCGTTACTTAGCGAGTATCGTCATAATCTTGTGGCTTATAAGAATATAAATGAGTCCCTTCGCCGTATGCGTGATAGGAGATTCATACGGTCGCAGGAACGTGGGTTCATGAAGGTTTTGTCAAACATATGGGGAAAGACTTATGAGGAGGATGATAGTAAATATGATTTCAGGAATACCGATGATCCTGATGCCAACTCCCTTTATGCCAATGATCAGGCCATAGATAAGGCTTATCAAGATGGTCTTATAGGAGAGGACGAGGCATTTATGTTCAAGACCTATAATCATATGATCGCCAGATCTATGGAGAATGATATCAAGGCTGATGAGGGCGGTATCGTTGAGAATGTACCTGATAATGAGGATATCATAAATCCTTCTGATGATAGAATCAATAATATAGCTATAAAGATATGGAACGGTAATGAGGATATCTTATCTCCTAGGGAGAGGCAGATATATGATAATAACAAGGATCGTATCAATGATCTTGTAAATGGGTTTGGCGATAATCCTATAGCTAGGCTTAATAAGATTAGGTCAATGATAGATAGGTTAAATACCAACGATAACGTCTTAAATAACATCAGGGATACTATTGATGATATCATAGATATGAACATTAATGGTCTTGATCAGGATCAGGTTAAGGAGGCTATACAGACTTATAATGATCTTATGAATGATATTGACAACGGGAATGAAGTTGATCAGGATAAACTTAATGAGGCTATTGATATTATCAATAACTATTCTGATGAACCTCTTCTCCAGTTCGTGGAATGGATGAGGCTGTATGATAATGGAAGTATGGTTGTCAAGGATTACGATAAGTCTATACCTATGGGTGATGTTCTCACGGAGAGCGAACCCGGAACATCCACCGGCAGGACGGAGGCCAATGCCGCCCAGAATCCGGTAGTGTTGATGGCCCAGAAGAGAGAGATTGGCGGAGTCATGTATTATGAGGTAGGAGGGATGAGACTTGACAGGTTTATGGACGGTCTTGGGCTTAAAAGATCTGATGCCACTGATACTGATAATGGAAGGGTGATGGATTTCACCAACGGAACCGACATATTTACTGTTATAGAGTCGAATAACCACTCAAGATGGATG